TCCATTTTGGTCAGTTTCCAATTTGAACTTGGTCCCGCAATCAGGTATGGTTGAGGACGTGCCAGACGTGACCCAGGACTATACGGAGCCGGACACAGAACATTACGAGACAACGTTGGGTGATGAAGCATTTCCAGCAGTGACCACGGGCGTGGCTATCGGCACCGCAACGTCTGGTTACTGGTTGGATTTAGTTACACCTTACATGAACTCAACTCGTGTCGCGAACATTCTGACCGGGTCGTCGTTCTACAGGTCCGATTGGGATGTGACGATCACTGTGCCGTCGACGTCAGGTCAATACTCGCGGATGTGGTTCGCGTTCATACCGGCATCCAAAGCTGGTGGTTGGTCGGCTTCGAAGATCCCGTCGTTGTCTCGTTGCATGGGTTTTGAGAGGTGCAAGTCATACTTGGTGGGCAGTGATCGTGTGTTCCGCATTCGCCTTCCGTTCCGGTGTGTTGAAAAGTACGTGCCGTTGGCAGGGGCTATGGGTGCAAGCACATCGCCTGAGTTGGTGGGTGTTCGGGCTACGGCGGAGTGGTCGTTGGTGATATGGGTTGTCGACGGGTTGCTTGCCATCAACGGCACCGCTATACCTGTCACTGCTCAGGTCACTGTGAAGCCTGTGAATGTCTCCGTGCCTGGGACAGCCACTGCGACATTGGTGCCACACGGTGGTTTGGGTGATGTCCCGTCCGTCGTCGAGAGTGTGAAGGCGAAGGCGATCATGCCACCTCCGAGAAAACTACCGACTGTGCGTAGGACGTTCAACGAGTGCTTTGAGCTTGCGCCGATGATGACCATTGCTCGGAACAGTAATGTCACGTCCGGAGTAGGTGCTACGGCTGTGGACTTGATGCTCACGACTTACAGGTTTCTCACCCGTTTTAGTCCTTGGGATCCTAATCTTCTGGCGACTGGCGAGATTATCAATGCCATCTTCCTCGACAGTTTCACTTTCCGACGCGGCAGACCCATCGTTGCGGTGAAGGTGATTTCTGGACCGACATTCTTTATGAGGTACTTTGTGTCTTCCACATTGTACTCGTACAGGTTGTTGCCTCAGGAGGTGACCGGCATGAAGTTGTCTGCGTATGTCGACAGCACTGGAGGGTTGACGTCCTTCAATTCTGGGTCAACGTACGGGTGGCTGGTGCTTAATGCCAACCAGTACAACGACGCGTTTGGGAGCGACCTGGGAACCACGGTTGATATTGCTGGGACTGAGGCTTTGGCCGATGTATTGGTCGTTGATGTGGGCGAAGTTTATGATGTGGACTGGCAGTGGGTGCCGCACACCATTATGACGTCCTCGTACAACGTGTCGTACCCTGTGCTGCAGTTGGACTATCATGTTGACATCGGTGCATCACGTCCTGTCAACGCGAGTGTGGGCTCGGTCTTGACGCTTGTGTACAACTATCCATTCCTTGGCTTTCGGTGCAGATGGGATGGGTTGGAGTTGGCGGAGAGGAGACCGGTCGTGGGTCTCGTGATGACCACGTCGGCGTACTCCAACATGCTGAACAGTTTGGCACAAGGGGTCGTTCACCCGTGAATGTGAACAAAGGTTTTCTGGCTGGCTAAGCAACCAGGGGGGGACGGTCCCCCGTTGTAGGACCGATGTGTGGGATTATGTCCTGCTCCCGTTTAGGGTTTAAATATATATAAGTGGGGTTTCTGCCCCGCCCGTGAGGGTTAATAGAAGTAA